ATTATAAATTTACAGATAAAATGGATATTAGTGGGACCTATTGAAAATATTAATAAAGGACCTTATATTTATTTTGGTTCAGCAGCTAGAAATAAAGAAACTGTTATGAATCAATCTGTAATAGATTTTCCTAAAAATTACTTTAAAAACTATTACGAATTCATTATAGAAGAAGATATTGAAATAACTCAAAAACAGATATCTGATCCTGAATTCGATCCTATAGTTAATGAACAAAAAGGATCTTCTGGCTATTAGTTGGTAATTTGAAATAAATTACTTATATTATTAAAAAGGTTATAGAGTGTTTTACATATCA